GAGTAAAATTAAATAAATAATAAATAACAATAGGACTTATCCAGTTAGGAGAAACAGATGTCTATCGAAAATAAAATTAACCAAATTCTTGCTGAATCACGTCAGAAAGAACTTCAAGAAGGACCAGGCGAAGTAGCCCAAAAGGCAGTCAACGTCGTCAAGAAAGTTGCTGGCGTAGCGACTGGAACCGTCGGTGCTGCTACAGGAGCGATGCAAGGAGCAGTTACTGGTGCTCGTAAAAACTATGCTGCTATCAACGACGATGTCGAAGTTGAGGGCGAGCTGGTTGAAGAGGAAGCATTGGAAGAGGCTAGCGAAGCTGGTCAAAGCATCACTACTGATACAGTTACAAAAGTTGCTGGCGATAACCCAGACAATGCACGTAACGCAGTAGTTGATCAGAAGGCAGCTGAAGGCGGCACTTCTAAGAAAGAAAACGAAGCTACTAAAGGTGCTGCAGCTGCAGAAGGTCGTGGTAGCATGAAAGAAGATATTGATGCTCTCGTTAATGGCGAAGATCTCTCTGAGGAATTCAAAGAGAAAGCAGCTACAATTTTCGAGGCAGCAGTAATGACTCGTGTTAAATCTGAAATTGCACGAATCGAAGAAGAGTATAATACCAAGTTGCAAGAAGCAACTGAAAAAGTTAAAGAGGGTCTTGTTGAACAGGTTGATGGATATCTCGACTACGTGGTCGAGCAGTGGATTGCACAGAATGAAATTGCCCTTGAGCATGGTATTAAAACTGAGATTGTTGAAAGTTTCATTGGCGGAATGAAGACTTTATTCGAAGAGCATTATATCGATGTTCCAGAAGAAAAGTATGACTTGGTCGCTGAAATGGAGCAATCACTTGCAAGTCTTGAAGCGAAACTTGATGAACAAGTCGCAGCAAATGTTGAGATGAAGAAATCTATCAGCGAAATGCAGCGTGTTGAAATCATCGGTCAAGCAAGTGAAGGTCTTACCGACACTGAAGTAGAGAAATTTGCAGGACTTGCAGAAGAACTATCTTTCGAAGATGCTGAGTCTTTCACTAAGAAAGTTCAAACAATCCGCGAAAACTATTTTAATACTAAAGCACAAAGCGCAGATGTTAAGTCTGTTGTGACTGACACTCCAGTAGATTCTTTAAACGAAACTACTACGACTGTTGATCCATCGATGAAAGCATATCTGAGCGTTCTCAACCGTAAGTAATTTTTAAAACAAAAGGAAACAAAATGACTACTCGTCAACAATTAATCGAAAAGTGGGCACCAGTTCTTGATCACGAAGGTAGTGATCCAATCAAGAACAACTACATCAAAGAAGTAACAGCAGTTCTGCTCGAGAACCAAGAGCGTGAAATGCGTCAATATTCGGCAGCTCTTGGTGAGTTGAACGAAGCTGCTCCAGCTAACTCAGTTGGTGCATACCCAGACACAAACGGTATGGCTAAGTTTGATCCAGTTTTGATCTCTCTGGTTCGCCGTGCAATGCCAAAGCTGATCGCTTATGATGTTTGCGGTGTTCAGCCAATGACACAGCCAACAGGTCTGATTTTCGCAATGAAGTCACGTTACAGCACAATGGGCGGTACTGAGGCTTTGTTTAACGAAGCAGATACAGATTTTTCTGGTACAGGTACACACAGTGGTGTTTATGACTTCGGTGGTTCTGAGAACACTGGTACAGGTCTGGCAACTGCTGACGCAGAGCGTCTTGGCCAAGGTGGTCAGGGTGATGGTTCTTTCGGTGCAATGGCTTTCTCAATCGAGAAGACCAGCGTTACTGCAAAGACACGTGCTCTGAAAGCTGAGTACTCGATCGAACTCGCACAAGACATGAAGTCTGTTCATGGTCTTGACGCTGAAGGCGAATTGAGCAACATTCTGTCGACAGAAATCCTGACAGAAATCAATCGCGAAATCATCCGTACAATTTACAAAACTGCTAAGGCAGGTGCTTCGGTTGGAACATCAGTAGCAGGTACTTTTGACCTGGACGTTGATTCCAATGGTCGTTGGTCCGTTGAGAAATTCAAGGGTCTGATGTTCCAAGTCGAGCGCGAAGCAAATGCAATCGGTCAGCAAACTCGTCGTGGTCGTGGTAATTTCCTGATCACTTCTGCTGATGTTGCTTCTGCACTGGCAATGGCAGGTGTTCTGGATTATGCTCCAGCACTGAACAACAATCTGACTGTTGACGACACAAGCACAACATTTGCTGGTGTTCTGAATGGTAAGTATCGTGTGTATGTTGATCCATATACTGCAAACGTATCCGCAACCCAGTTTATGGTTGTTGGTTACAAGGGTGCTTCGGCATTCGACGCAGGTATGTTCTACTGCCCATACGTTCCTCTCCAGCTGGTTCGTGCTGTTGATCCTAACAGCTTCCAGCCAAAGATTGGCTTCAAGACACGTTATGGTCTGGTCTCCAATCCATTCGTTCAATTGGACGGAACTGGCAACCTCAACGCTAACGAGAACTATTACTATCGTCGCGTTAAGATTACTAACCTTATGTAATCTAAGCAACCGTAGAGTTGTACTTGAAAGGGGAGTTTCGGCTCCCCTTTTTTATTTTGATAAATAGTAATTATTGACAAACAAAACTATTATGATAACTACTCTTACTTGCCCTATCCCATCTAACATTAACCCACTGTCGCCCAATGGGTTTCAATTTAGTATTGCTAAGTTACCAGATCTGACGTACTTTGCTCAGCAGGTAACTATTCCTGGCATTTCTTTGCCAGCATTTGAAGCCAACAATCCTTTGACACCATTCCCAATTGCTGGCGACATCATTACTTACGATCCGCTAAACGTGCAATTTCTCGTAGATGAGAGCATGGCTAATTACAAAGCAGTATATAACTGGCTAAAGGGACTTGGGTTTCCAGAGAACCATAGTCAGTATGAGATGTTCGTAGATAATGCAGAAGGTGGTCCATCGAATGAATTACAAAAAAATTATTCTGATGGAACTTTGCAAGTATTAGGTGCAAATAATAAAGCAGTGCAAACAATTCAGTTTATCGATCTGATTCCTGTTTCTTTGGAATCTCTAACCTTCCAATCAACCAATCAAGATGTGCAATACTTGGTAGGCAGCGCTACATTCAGATACAACTTTTACAAGTTTACTTGACTTTTTTATAGTTTCGTAGTATAATTACTATGAAAGTGAGGATATTATGAACATTGAACAATTGCAAGATACCTGGGATAAAGACTGTGAGATTGACGATAATTATCTCGGTGAACATGCAACTAAAACTCCAAAACTACACGCCAAGTATATAAAGATACTCATCGGCGTCAAACTCAAATACACAAAACTACAATCAGATTATAACTTGTTGCGTAAGTCCAAGTTCCGTTACTATCGTGGTGAGTTGTCACGCGATGAATTAACTGAATACGGATGGGAGCAGTGGCAAGGAGTCAAGCCAATGAAGAATGAGATGGATGAGTTCTTAACTGGCGACAGCGATTTAAATACATTAGAAGTCAAAATAAAATATCTCGAAACGATGATATATCTTTTAGAATCTATTCTTGGACAAATTAAAGCCAGAGACTGGCAACTTAAAACTGCCGTAGAATGGAAAAAATTTTTAGCAGGAATGTAATTGACTACAGTAACTATTGAAAAACTCGATGAGGTTCATGTCCGCGTTTTTTCAGATGCGAGTATAGAACAGGAACTCTGCGACTTTTTCACTTACGAATATCCAGGTGCTAGGTTTACACCACAGTATAGAGCAAGATTGTGGGATGGTAAAGTTCGCCTGTACGATCAGGTAAGAAAAACATTATACGTTGGACTAATTAATTACGTAGAGCAGTTTTGCGAGAACAACAATTATACAGTTACATGGAAAACCGATATGAAGTTTTCCCATGGATACACGTTAGAAAAAATTGAGCAATACGTTCGATCTTTAGATCTACCAACTAAGATAGAAATTAGAGATTACCAAATAGAAGCAATTAAAACTGCTTTAGATAAAGACAGAGTTGTATTGCTATCACCGACTGCATCTGGCAAATCATTTATTATTTACAGCATTATGCGTTGGCACTTAGAGCAGGGACATAAATGTATTCTTATTGTTCCAACAACTTCCCTAGTTGAGCAAATGTACTTTGACTTCGAGGATTATTCCTCAGTCAACAAGTGGTCAGTTAAATCGCATTGTCAAAAACTGTATAGTGGATTCCCCAAAGAGTTTAGTAAAGACGTATTGATTACTACATGGCAGTCAATCTATCTCCAGCCACGTGCTTGGTTTAAACAATTTAATGTTATGTTTGGAGATGAAGCGCACAACTTTAAAGCGAAATCCCTAACTGGTGTTATGGAAAAGATGGACAACATATCCTACAGAATAGGAACAACTGGAACTCTTGATAACAAAAAAGTGCATCGTTTAGTTCTTGAAGGTATATTTGGACCTGTCCATAAAGTTATTACAACCAAACAACTTATGGAAACAGATAGAGTTGCCAAGTTAAATATAACTTGTTTGATACTAAAGTATTCTGAAGAAATTCGACAGGCTAATAAAAATAATAAATACCAGGAAGAGATGGATTGGATTGTTTCTCATGAACCGAGGAACAAATTTATTAGGAATTTAGCACTTAAGTCAACTGGCAATACTTTAGTATTATTCCAGTATGTTGAGAAACATGGTAAAGTTCTTTATGAAATGATAAAACAACAAGCACATAAAGATCGTAAAGTATTTTTTGTATATGGTGGAACTGACACCAGCGACAGGGAAGCGATACGACACATAACTGAGGGTGAGGATGATGCTATTATCATTGCGTCTTTCGGAACTTTTTCAACTGGCATTAACATCCCCTCGATTGAGAATGTTATATTCGCTTCTCCATCTAAAAGTAAGATTCGGAATTTACAAAGTATTGGTCGTGGATTGAGGTTGAAAAAAGGTAAGACTCATTGTAATCTGTACGATATGGCAGATGACTTACATTGGAAGTCTTGGAAGAATCATACTTTAAATCATGCAGCAGAAAGGTATAAGACGTATGCTGAAGAACAGTTTGAGACTAAGTTGGTAGAGGTAAATCTATGTCCAACTACGTAGTTGTAAAATTAGTTTCTGGAGAGCAGTTGATGGCAGATTTGTCATCTGAGAATGAGTCCACTCTAAATCTACTGAACCCGATGCTAATTAAAACAAGAGAACTAGAAGATGGTGAATCTATAACAGCAATTCCTTATTGCCAATTCTCGTCAGACAAGATGTTCAATATCCTAAAGACACATATAATGTATACCAAACAAATGCATGAAGTATTCATTCCTCATTATGTTAGGATTGTAAAAGAACACGAGGAACATATAGAGTTGAGAACCAACAAAAAAGAACAAGAGCAGCAAACTCTTGATTGGGAAGATACAGAAAGTCTAACTACAGAGGAAATTCAAAAGCGTATAGATGTTTTAGAATCTTTGTTTGGTAATCAGGAAGAATCTCCTGTCGAAGAGAAAGAAGAAACGAGAGTTGTTTCGAAAGGAAATAAAACATTTCACTAATCTCATCATCAACCCCGACACCGTAATTATGGTCTTTTTTCAAATTAATGTAAAATTTATTTCTTTGTAAAAAATTAAGTTTTACATTATATCAACAATACAGTATACTTGTGAATGCTGGATCAAAACCAGGAACTTAATATGGCACACTATGTAAACAATGCTGATTTTTTAGCTGCAATAAAAGAATACAAACAAAAGGTAAAAGAGGCTGAGGAGAGCGGATCACCTAAGCCACAGGTTAGTAATTATCTTGGTGAGTGTATTCTGAAGATCGCAACTCATCTATCTTACAAACCTAACTTTATTAACTACTCATACAAGGATGACATGATCCTTGATGGTATTGAGAACTGCATTCAATACATTGATAACTTTGACCCAGCTAAGTCCAGTAATCCATTCGCGTATTTTACGCAGATCATTTATTATGCTTTCTTGCGAAGAATATCTAAAGAAAAAAAGCAGGCATATATTAAGACTAAACTTATAATGGATATGCCAATCGATACATTTGATCTACAAGAACAAGACGAAGGCGAACAGTTTCAAAATGCATACTTGGATTTTCTGCAACACAATATGCAAGACTTTTCTGCATTCGAGGAAAAACATATATCAAAAAAGAAAAAGAAGAAAGATACCCTTGAAGATTTTATAGGTGATAATGATGGCGAAGTCAATACGTAAATTATTGGAACAACTTAACCCCATTAATTACAGAGAAATTATTAACGAAGTAAGATACAAAAGAAGAAGATCAAAAACGCGACGAGTAAACAGTAGATTTCTTAAAGGTTATACTTGGGATGCGTATGACGGTAATATAAATTGGAAAGAGATTATGAATAACAATAATGAACAGATTTTTTTGGGCGTATCAGATTTTGAGGATCTGGTTACATCTGAGGTTATGCGGAGCCGTGTTGATGCTAGCCTAACAACAGTACAAAGAGAAACAACAGTTCTCTGTAATCGTGATACCTGGAAAAGATGGGCAGAGAATCAATTC